GAGTAGCCTACCCCTGTTCCGCAAAGCAGGACGTACATCAGTTCGTCAAAGCTTCTGGGGCTGTCTATGGGTAGGTACGAGCAATTGAACCCTGCTACGTTATCACGGTCTAGGGCTTCTCCAGCAGTCATGAGTGCTCTCATGCTGGGCATTACCTCTAGGTTAGTGATAGCCTCAGTAACCCCTGTTACGTCCTCACCCTTGAGGTTCCCACGGTCTACCCAGAATTGCACGTAGCGGCCTACGGTTTCTTCCCAAGTCTCCCTACGCTTCTCCTCTGGCAAGTACCTAGCGTATCTGGACTTGTGTATGTACTGTTGGTATGCGTCCAAGATTACACCTCCAAGAAAATTAGCTGAAGCTGGGCTGACGCCTCTTCAAACGTAGGGTGGATAGTCATGTGGGAGTCTTCTCCGTACCACTCAAGTACGTACCCGTTGTCGCCTTTGCGGATTGTTACGTTATCTACTTTCATTCTGTCACTCCTAGTGTTTCGTTCATGATTGCTTGAGAGGCCATCTGCAGGAGCATGTACACACCGTCAGGGTACTGCTCGTTGGAGGCCACCTCAAAAGTCTCTCCGTCTTCGTACATGATTACTGCACACTTAACGTGTCTCCCGTTGTCCTCGTGCTCCATAGCTTTGCCCACGAACACCGACAGAAACTCAGAGGTTGGTACTTCCTCCCGTGTGTCTTTCTTTTTACCAAAGTCGCCGTCTATGACTTTCATAGGGCCACCTCCTTAATCAACCAGTCGAGGTAGACTCTCGCCTTCCTGAGATCCTCTACCCCGTTCTTGTACTCGTATCTCCAGAGGTACTTCAGGCAGTTTCCCTTGAGATACCCCTTGTACTCCTGCGGGTGCATAGACGCCTTGATAGCTTCAATTGCCTCTATTGCTCCCTTGTTGTAGTGGTCAGGAGCGCCTACAGGATCGTGCTTGTCCTCAGGGTGGTACAGCTTGCCTGTGAAGGTTTTGCTCTTGGCAACCTTGTCCCACTCCTGTGGCTTAGCTTCGTCTATTGACATTTCTATACACTCCTTAAATTTCTTTTGGCAATCCTTTTGGGGTACTCCAGACTCTTCACACACCTGCCTACGTATCTCGCAGTTTGTGTAGTAAGTCCATTCGTTATTCACTCTCGCCTTCCCATCCGTCACACTCATAGGTTACGATAGCCATGTAGCCCCACTCTGGTACGTCATCGTCTACCATGACTGCGTCAGGGAATCCAGCCTCCTTAGCGGCCCTCATGGTATCGTAGTACAAAGTCACGTTAAGCGTCATAGACTTCTTCCTCTAGTTCCTCTTGAAAGCTATCTAGCTTCCGTAGTAGTTTGTCCTCAAAGCGGTCTAGTATTTCTTCTGAAGATATCTGTAGTGCTTCCAGAAGATCATCGGGATNNNCTCCTTAATTTCGTCTAGTGTCAGTGACATAATCTACCAACTCCTTTAGTGTATCTATATTGTACCATAGAATACCGTTGTTGTCACACCATTCAGCCATAGTACGTTTGGTACTTTTGCTCACTTTCTGGTTAGGCTTCATTAGTACAAATATGAGTTCCTGTGATGGCGCGAGGCAGTTAGAGATCGAACGATACTTCTGCGTGTCTCCTGCGCGAAAGTATCCTTTGCACTCAATGAGGTAAGCTCGTCCGTTACGCTCGTAGACAAAATCCGGTGTATACTTTCGTTCGATCCGGTAGTCAATTTGGAACGGTTCGTAGCTAAAGCCAAATGGTTGTAACTTCTGTGCGACATCGTACTCAAACCCCGATCTAAATTCGTTAGGAAACTTCCGCGACTTTCGGCTCATTGACCACCTCTGTTAAATATCTGGGACCACTTGAGTACAGGAATGTTCTTATTCCTGAGTAGCAAGTATGCTTGAACGGACAGTAAGAACAACCGACTGCGAGCTTCATGTTTCCACTTTTGCCATCTGGTACTACTGCGTGGCAGTGCTCTGGTGCGTCTGGTTGCTCCACTAGCTTTTTTACACGGTCAATGTGCTCCTCTATGTCGTAGGAGATCTTGTCGTACACAGGGGCCTGAGTGTCATCTGAGTCGTACATGAGGTACGTAAGGTGACCGTTCTGCTTGTCCATTGCTAGCCAACCAAATTTACTTTCCCCTTCAGAATGTGCATACGCTTTAATTTGAGCAACGTATCCAAACGGATCATCATAAGCCAGATTTCCGTCCTTGAATTTCTTAAACCCAAAGCTCGACACAGACTTAACATCAGTGACAACACCATCAATTTTGCAGTCCATAGAACCTGTAATGCCGTTGACTTCACATTTCTTTTGCTCATCAGTAACCTCGTGTCCAGAGAGCCTCGTAAGGAACAACAGGAGTTCCTCAATCAGATGCCCGTACATAAACTTAACGTGTGTGTTAGGGGTGAGTTCTTCCTCTACGTCAGCGTTGTTGACTACGTTCCAGAGGTAGCGATCATCTCTTCCGATGTTGGACATGCGTAGCTTTCGTCCGTCTCGTTTCTCAGTGAAGAGGCTAGACATGAGTCGCTTACAGTTCTCTCCGAACCGTTCGATTTCCTCGTACAGATCAACACCCTCAGGTATCTCTTTGTCTGAGACTACCTTGTAGATATCGTCTACGAGATTGTATATGTCATAGTTCACTCAAAATCCTCCATAGTACCCCTTATCATGAGTTTAGCATAAGCGGGGTCACACTTAAACCACTCGTTTTTTCGTTCGTCGGCACACTCTGTGAGTATCTTATGTGCCTCTGACTCAGCCGCCCGACGATCACTAACGTCCCAGCTTTCGTACAGTTCGTAATCCCTGAAGGGTGATGATGTCTGGTAGTTATTCAGTCGATCCTCTGCGTCTACAGCCATACCTACCTTTATCCACTCCGGGAAGTTAGGATTAACTATAATGTACACCTGTCCCTCTTTAGATGTGTTGTACTTCTCTAGGCTACTAAAGGCCGCATCCTCAAAGTTCTTGTAGCGTCCCGGCTTATGCAAAGGGTGAGACCTTCTTACGTATTTACCGTTTACGTACATCTGCTTTGGGTTAGCAATCTTATTTTTAGCCCTTGTTGTCTCTGGATTATCTTTGTAGTACTTCCCAGATTCCTTAGTATATGTCATTGTTGTCTCCATCAGTGTGTCTCTGCCCACGAGTCTCCGACTTGGTACTCTCCGTCGAGGGGGCATCGGAGTTCAAAAGATACGCCAGCCTCCTTGATTGATTCCACTGCGAGCCTACCAAACTTCTCTGCTTGTTCTGTAGCCACCTCCGACTGTATCTCGTCATGTATGTTCCCCACAATCTTGTAGTCCAACCCTAAGACGTTAGCCTTAGATTCTAAGATAACCAGCGCCCGCTTCATAACGATGGCCCCAGCCGCCTGCAGTAGTGTGTTTAGTGCACTATGCTCTGATCGGACCCAGAGCTTTCGTCCGTCGAGACCTTTAAGCCAGCCTCGCTTAGACGCTGTTCCAACTCGTGTTCGTAGAGTTTCAAGAGCAGGTGTGTTTCGTAGAAAGCGTTGCCTAAGTTCACTGCCGTCTCTTGCAGTTCCTCCGACGATACTTCCGATCTTAGCATCTCCGGCTCCGTAGAGGAAAGCATAGATGAAAGTCTTTGCCTGAGGTCTTGTTGCAAGTCCTGAAGCAACTTGATTTCTGGTGTGAATGTCTTCTTTAAGTAGGACATCGGTAAACTCCTGATCGTTCATGTAGTGTGCTAACATACGTAGCTCTAGTCCACTGGCGTCAGCACCCACCAGCTTACGTCCCTGAGGGACAATCCAGCACTCCCTGCACTCCTTCCCGTACTCTGAGTTACTAGAGGGAACCTGTGCCATGTTGGGCGTCTGGTGAGTCATACGGCCTGTTACAGCACCGTTGGTAGTGACCCGTCCGTGTACCCTGCCGTCATCCTGTACGTGCTCTAGCCACGATGATACCTGCGCGTAACGCTTCTGGTACATGAGGTAGTCAAGTACGAGCTTAGCCTCTGGTATATGCTGGTTCTCCGCGAGAGCCCTCTCATCGACCATCGGTCTGCCCGTAGGCGTGAGTTCCGTCCATACTGCACCCTTAGCCTCAAGGCGCTCTGCGACCTGTTGCCTACTGCCGGGATTGAAGACAGTAACCTTGTCCTTGAGGCGGTTCCCTGTTTTATCAGACCACCTTTCCTCGACGATAGGCGGGAACACTCCTTGCAGTTCCGCTTCGATATCATACATACGCTCCTTGAACATGGCGCACAGCACGTGACACTTACGTTCATCCAGTAGCCACCCGTTGCGTACCTGCTCCTGTACGATCCACTGTACCTCGTGCTCTAGGTCTATGGCATCCTGAGAGAAGGCGTCTAGATCTACCAGTAGGCGCTTGTAGACAGCCTCAGTCACCTCTGTGTCCCTGATGCAGTAGTCAATCATGGCTGGAGTCAACCTAGACCAGTCATCGTGGTCACCCTTAGGGAACCCTAGGGTGTTGCCCCAGTTCCGTAGGGAGTGACCACCAGACCGACTAGGATCAGCGAGTCTGGAGAGTACTAGAGTATCAAGGACCATATCCCTAGGGAAAACAAAGTCCCAAACAGTGCTAAGTGCAGGAACATCAAAACCAATTCCATTGTGGAAGACGAATTTAGCACCCGCCTTACGTGATACATAATCCTTGAAATCTTGGGCATTGCAGATTACCTCACTCTCTCCGTTGTGTCGGCAGACAGCACACCAGATGGTAGTGTACTCTAGGCCGTCCGTTTCAATGTCACAGAAAACTAGGTTCAAAACTCAGTCTCCGGCGGGTTAGGGTTAGCGCACTCGTGGATGCGTCCAGTAAACTTGTCGTACCGTAGGAAACAAGCGGGTCCAGTTTCACCAGAGTAACGGTTCTTCAGGATACGTACAGTCGTAGTGTTCCTAATGTCCTCGTCTTGATTCTGCTGGTCACGCTCCATGCCTATCACAATATCGGATAGCTGGGCAATACTCTGAGATCCACGGAGGTCCTGCAGGCTGATCCTGCCACCGTCTTCGTGTGCTGTACCAGAGCTACGCCGTAGGTGTGAGACTAGGAACAACGTAATCCCTGTCTCTGCCACCAGTGTCCGTAGCTTGGTCATGATCTCGTCTATAGCTTTCCGTTCGTCCCCGTTCTCTTGAGAAGAAACCACGATTGACAAGTGGTCGAGGATGATATATCGGCAGTCGCAGGCCTTTGCCATGTGCCGTACTCTTGAAAGAAGCTCATCGGCTGACGTTGATCCCCAGTGATCGAACAGGTAATAACGTCCAGACCCCATCGTTGCTTCCCAATGAGGTCTAAGCTCATCAATAGGCGAGTCTTCCTCCAAGTGGAGTCTCCTAGATGATGCCACCGACATAATTCCCAAAGCTGTCGTTGCGACATCTTCCTCCAGTGCAAGTACACCGATGTTGGCGTCTGTGCGTTGAAGCAAATCGTACTCAAGTTCTCTGATAAACTGGGATTTTCCCATACCACTACCGCTGGTGATAGTGACGAGTTCAAAGGGCCTGTGTCCTCTTGTGATTTCATTGAGTCCTTCCCACGGGTACGGTATGCTCTGTACCTGACGTTTGTTTACTAGCTTGTCCCAAGTCTCGTTACCCGCAATGATGCCGTCAGGTCTGTACGTCTTGGCGTCCCAGAAGGCCTGTGTAAACTCCTGAATCCGGTTAGCCATGAGCATTTCACTGGCGTCCTTCATGGGGAGCGTACAGATCTTCAGCTTGTTGGGGCTGAATACGTCACGGACCTGTTCTATCGCTAGTTCCCCAGCCTTGTCCATGTCGAAACACAGGACCACGTTCTCGTACCCCTCCAGCCACTCAAGGTTAGCCTTGATCTCCTTAGAGGCGCTGGATGCTCCTGCTCGCAGTGACACAACGTCGTACTTTTGTCCGAACATCTCGTAAACTGACATTGCGTCTAGCTCACCTTCTGTTACGACTAAGTACTTGCCTTTGCCCCGACAGTGCTTCTGTCCGAACAGGCCCACGTTACTCTGGTCACCTGAGGCACTGAATTGCTTAGTCTTGACGGTGCGTTTCTTAGCCGCCACTAGCTCCCCAGTGTCTTTGTCGTAGTACGGGTAGTAGTGTGTCTCTATAGACCCGTCCGGAGCGTAGTCTACTGTGACTTGGTATCGTCTACACGTAGCCTCTGAGAGCCTCCGGTCAGGGATAGCTGATACTACGCCCCGCATGTTTAAGTTTGTAGGTGTATCCACTTCTGACACCTCTCCTGTGTTTCCATTCACGTGATAGCCACAGTCAGGGGAGAAACAATGCCGCCCCCCGTTAGAGTAGACGGCAAGGTTATCCTTACTACCACACTGAGGACACTCCTCGTGGTATAAGAATTTATCACTCATTAGAAGTCTGCAACCTCTGGTGAGCCTTCAGCCACTTCTAACACACGGACAGCCTCTAGGTACGTAGGAGTACCGTGTACTGGGTGTGCTGGGCCTGTCTTAAACTTCAGACGGACACGGGAGTTATAAGGTACTTCCCCGTTGAACCTACCGCCCTCAGAATCGTACATACCAATGTTGTACTTGGACTTAAACTTGCGTTGTTTATTGCCCTCGTACTCCTTGATCTTGACACCCTCTGCCGCTAGAGTAGCCGCATCGTCCTCAGACATGGTGATTGTCATTGAGTACGTACCTGTGTCCTGACCGTTGTACACATCGGTAGTGGTGACGTTGCTGAAGTTTACTGTGCCTTCGATAGTTTTGCTTGTCATATGGATTAGTCTCCGTTGGTTAAAAGAGTTCCCGAGGGAACACCTACAGTATCTCACGTTTAGGGCCGTGAGTCAACCCTTCATTACCTCCTTGAGAACTATTACCATTCTCTCTAGCTGTTCTAGTGTCAGGTCTGATTTACATTTGTTAGCCTTGAGGCTTATAACCCAAATGTTGTCTTTAGTGTATCCCTTAGAATTATTTATTCTATCAATCGATGGTGAGTTTGGTTTTCCTCCCCTCCCTTGCGATTCTTTGAGTAGCGGAATACCTAAAATAGGACATAAATCAGGCACTACAATATCTTCTGGTTTTATGGTAAAAGCAAGCCCTCGTTTCTTAGAACTGCTTCTGGCGCTTCTGAAAAGACGCTCGTTAGCGGGTTTGTTCCTGTTTTTCTCGTTCTGCTGGTCCTTATAACAGCTTTTGCAAATAGTCTCATAAAAACCCTCACCGTCTTTAGACCTACAATAGTAGTCTTTAGTAGCATCTTTAGTAGTATTACATACAGTACATACTTTAGTATTCATCTTCAGTAATCCTTAGAAATTCTTTAGTAGTACTAATATTATACCATATTTTCTTAAGAATGTCAAGAGATACTTTAGATTATTTTGTTATAACTAAAGTAGTCTTTAGTACTCTTGTATACTCCTTAGTATATTATCATAGTTTTCTTGTAATTGCAACACTTCATCTTGTGAAATATTACCGTTATTATCTATTGACTCAGTATTCTCTAG